TCTTGGTCATGCCCTTGCTCCAGTAATCGACCTTCCGGTCGAGATTGTGAAGCAAAGCCACCACTTAACCAACTGTCCGAATTTCCTGAGCCACTTCTTTGTTTCGCTGGGTCTCGATCTGCTACAGTACTTTGCGAAGGCTGTTGTATGGGGTTGGGTGCAACGCTATATCGAAAAAAAATTTAGCACGGACACCAGCAAAAGTTACACGGTCGCTCCCTGGTTAAATTGGCCCGCATTAGGTCTATTCTGGGCAAAGCTCAGTGTTATGCTGGTCGCGTATGTTCTACTTTTTCTGTTTGTGCTAACGCGTATTGATTTTGGTGAGGGTAATCCAGAATACGAGACCTTGTACCACAATAGCGTAATTGACCACAAAGCTCGCATCCACGTTTCTACTTTTGATTCTAATAATGGTGCAGTGACCAACAAGGAAAATTGCGCCAATGCCGAAGATTTGCTTCAGATGCAACAAGGAACGAAAATTCGGTTCTGGTGCGAAGCTGGACGATACAAAAAATAGTTGTGCAGCTGGTCTGCAGAGAGCAGGGACATATCAGGTCCAAATTTGCGAAAAATTGATCAGTTCCGATATATTATTTTTTCGATTGATTCGCCGGGCGGGGACGTTTTCCCATTCGTGAGCGATTAGCCTTCGGTGGGATGGCTTTTCTTAAGAAATTACTTGCGCCGGAAAAAACAGTCCGGTATATTCCAGTTCCATATACACGTCATCGGTGCGACTAACCGAATTGATGGCGGATATTTGAGTAGATTCTTTCGTGGCGCGGTCACTTTGCAGATAGCACTGGAACGCGCGAATCTCCTCAAGTATCGGAAGTTCGAAAAGCTCGCTTCGGCGGGCTTTTTTGTTTATGATTCATTTGTCCTTAGCTGATTAGGGAGCATAGTTTCGATAGTCAGCGAGGAGATAAGCCCGCACGTTCTTCGTAAAAGCGACTGCTCCTCGCCGCTGGCACCAATTTCCAAAGCCTCGCACCTTCACCGGTTCGAGGCTTTTCTATTTGAGCATATGCGGAGCTGATTTGGCGTATGCTGAACTTTAAGCGAGTAAGGGAGTTTGATGTAATAATGCAATTGTTTTTTGTTTGAATTATTGCAATAATGTGTCATAGTTTCCTCTTGGATAAAATTTCCTTGGGGGAAGCATGGTAGATCGAGTTACCGTTTCAAGCGAGCAGGATGCGTTCGATTTATTAAAGAGAGCGATCAATGACGAGCTTAGCGATCAACTGGTACTAAAGTTTGATAACTGGCCCAAACTTACGGTCACCCTAAAAGGTTCTGGTTACGACAGCACAATAACGCCGAGCTTGATGCAGGCGATGATTGATCTCCAGCATGGGATTAATAGGACATATTCCAAGCTAATTTATGATCATCCAGACTCTAGGCATTTAAAAGATGCGGAACGCCAGCAGCTCGAATTCAAGGCAAAGGTGGAACAAGGCAGCTCAGTTGTTGAAATCAACTTAGCTGATTTTGCACAAAAATTAGCTAGCGAACTAGTCGGGAAAATGGAACCTTCACAGATCGTTATTCTGGGAGTAGTAGGGGCTTCGTTATGGGCCGCAACCTCCATGTTTAAACATTACGTCAGCACGCAAGCAAAGCATAAAGAAGCGGAGATCGATGCTGACAAGCTAATAAAGCTGTCAACGCTAGAAACAGAGCGGCTGAGCATCGTTACTCAAGCGCTTCAAATGCAACCGCGTCTAGTGTCCGTAGAAAAGGACGCGCAGCTTACCAGCATGTCTTTTCTAAAGGGTATTTCGGATGCTGACTCAATTGATGTGAATGGCATCAAATTGACAAATGACGAGGTAAGAAAAGTTATTTCTACCAGTAGGTCGGAGTCTAGCGAGATTCAACTGAATGGTAATTATCGAATTTTGTCAGTTGATACGAGTAAAGAAGACGAGATCAAAATCAAAATTCGTCACCTTGAAAAAGCTAGGGATTTCTGGGCAAAATTTAAAGACAACAGCTTGGACAAGGAACATGTGCGAGCACTTCAAGACGCGGAATGGTCTAAAACCCCAGTTTATTTAAGCGTAAATGCTACTGAGTTGAGGGGCGAAGTAACAACAGCAGTAATTATATCTGCGAAGCCCCAGCCGACTTAGTAGCTTCCTTGTTAAATGGGATTGGAGGTTTTCGAGTGTTCCGTCACATTGAAAATAATAGGGTGTTTTCTCGCCAATTCGCGCTTCATTTTTGCTGATGTAAATAGCTGTTGCTTGAGTAAATATCTGTAACTAGGCATGGAGAGTTGATTTAGTTGGAGTACATTGAATTCGTCTCCTCCAATTCTCCCTAAGTTTTGGATTCAGCCCGCCACCGTAAGGTTCGCGGGCTTTTTTTCGCCCAAAAGAACAGGCATGTATGTTGGCAACCACAGACCCATTCAATGCTTTATCGTTGGTAGAAAAACTGAACATGGATGGGGTTTGCAAAATGCATTTGACAGTACAGCTCGATGAGCGATTGGCAGAACGATTCGCTGCGTTAGTAGGCATCTCCTATCTCGTAGCAGCCATTGGCGTTGCTTGTGCTGGAGCTGCTGCGCTCATTTTGGCTATTCGTTGGTGGTGACGTTATATGCCGCGCCGGCCGCGTAAGCCATGTGCTGCGCCTGGCTGTGGTGTGCTGGTCGATGGCGCTGAGCGTTGCTGTCCGAAGCACCAGAAGTTGCGTCAGCAGCAGGACTGCGAGCGGCGGGGCACGGCACACCAGCGCGGATACACCAGCGCCTGGACGCGAGCACGCTCGCATTACCTGCGAGCGCATCCGCTCTGCGCGCATTGCACCCACGATGGGGTCGTGACTGCCGCAACAGTCGTCGATCACATCACGCCGCCGCGGCTTCGAGAGGCGCTGGATAGTGGTGACGCTGGGTTTATCGCCAGAGCGAAGGCGTTGTTCTGGGACAGCTTGTGCAACTGGCAGTCCTTATGCAAGCGGCATCACGACATCAAGACCGCGACCGAAGACGGCGGGTTTGGACGGAAAGCAAGGCACTAATATATGGAAGCATGGAAACGGAAACGTTGGTCGCGCAATGTTGGCGCGCTTGACGTCATCGGACGCGGTCGCCTATGTGCGATCTGCCACGGCGGCGATCATCATGAAGACCACTGCGACGATGCGCCTGACCCATCGGCTGAGCGAGTGACTCAGATGGACCAGAGCGACGTCGCTGACGCTGCCACGGACCCGTCGCAGGGGTAGGGGGAGTCAAAAGTCTACAGACTCTCGTCGCCCAGACCGTCAGCTTAGTAATTTTTTTATTTCCACAAAATGAAATTTCAAAAGGGTTGACTTATGGCAAGGCCTAGGACCCCATCGAACGTACTGCAAATGCGTGGCGCGTTCGACAAGAACCCCAAGCGCGGCCGTGAGCGGGAAGGCGAGCCCGAGCCCAATGGCGAGATCGGCGATCCGCCAGCGAGTCTCAGCGAGGATGCGAAAAAATGTTGGTTCGAAATTGTAGGTTTGCTGGCGCCGGGCGTCCTTTGCCGCTCTGATCGCCTCGCTCTTGAAATGGCGGCATCGCTGCTTGCCCAAATGCGAGGGACGCAATGGTTGGTGCCGGCGGCGGTGCTTACGCGCTACGAAACTCTGATCGGAAAGTTCGGTATGACGCCGTCCGATCGGTCTAAAGTCTCGGTGCCGAAGACAGCCGCGGCCAATCCGTTCGCCAAGCTCATCAAGAAAGGAAAGTAAGCGTGTTCAATGGCCAATCCACATGTAACAGCGGCAAATCGCTACGCGCGCGAAGTCGTGGCGGGAAAGATTGTCGCGTGCAAGTGGGTCAAATTGGCCTGCAAACGCCATCTCGATGACCTGGAATCGGCGAAAAAGAAGACGTCCAAATATTTTTTCGACGCCGACGCCGCGGACGATGTCTGTGCGTTTATCGAGTTGCTGCCCCATACCAAGGGCAAATGGGCCAAGACTAAAGAGCTGATTGTGCTGCAGCCGTGGCAGAAATTCATTTTCTGCGTTCTTTTCGGTTGGAAGATTCGCAAGAATGAACGGCGGCGCTTTCGTAAAGCCTATATCGCGGTTCCCCGTAAAAACGGCAAATCCATCCTTGCTGCCGGCATCGCGCTGTATATGTTCGCCGCCGATGGCGAGTTTGGTGCCGAGGTCTACTCCGGCGCGACCACAGAGAAGCAAGCCTGGGAGGTTTTCCGGCCCGCCAAGCAAATGATTGAGCGCACGCCGGAACTGGCGGACGCCATCGGTGCCGAGGTATGGGCCAAGATGTTGCTGACGCCGGCCGACGGCTCCAAATTCGAGCCCGTGATTGGCAAGCCAGGCGATGGCTCATCGCCGTCCTGCGCAATCGTCGACGAGTACCACGAGCATGATACGTCCGAGCTGGTCGATACGATGGAAACCGGCATGGGTGCACGCGATCAGCCGTTGCTGGTCGAAATCACCACGGCCGGTTACAACATCGCCGGACCGTGCTATGACCAGGAACTAGACGCGAAGAAGGTGCTGGAAGGCGCGCTGGAGCAGGATGAACTGTTCGCCATTATCTACACGGTGGATGAAGAGGATGCCTGGGACGATCCCAAGGCACTGCGCAAGGCCAATCCGAACATGGGAATCTCGGTCGATCAGGATTTCCTGCTCAGCCAGCAGCGCCAGGCAGTACAAAGTGCCGCCAAACAGACCCGATTCAAGACCAAGCACCTGAATATCTGGTGTTCGGCGAAGACGGCCTGGATGAACATGATCGAATGGGCCAAATGCGCGGATCCGACGCTACGCCGTGAACAGTTCATAGGTGACAAAAACTGGAAAGCGCTCGATCTGGCCTCCCGCTCCGATATTTGTGCCGACGTCGATTGCTTCATACGAGAAATCGAGGGCAAGACCCACTATTACCTGTTCGGTAAATATGCGTTGCCGGAAACGGCCATCGAATCCGCGACTAAGTTCAAGAATTCCTATACCAAGTGGGTGATCGAGGGTTTTCTTGATCAGCATGAGGGTGCCGAGATCGATTTTTCCATCGTGCGCGATCTGGTGCTGGCAGACATGGACGTGTTTGCGCCGCAGGAGGTCGTATTCGATCCCTGGCGCGCCGCGCAGCTGGCGCAGGAGCTCATGAAAGAAGGCGCGGTTGCCGTCGAGTTTCGCCAAACGGTGCAGAACATGTCGCTGCCGATGAAGGAACTGGAGAGTGCGGTCAAGGCCGGACGGCTGCACCACGACGGCAATCCGGTGCTGACCTGGATGATGTCGAACGTGGTGGCGAAACTGGACGCCAAGGACAACATCTATCCCCGCAAGGAAAAGCAGGAAAACAAGATCGACGGCGTTGTCGCCGCGATTATGGCAGTCGGCCGCGCCATGCTGGCCGAACCCGATCAAAGCGACGACTGGATCAGCGACATCCTCATCGCCTAATAGGAAATCAATGAGTCAAACTAAAACGAAGCCAGCAGGGCGCATCAAAGGGAGCGTCCTGAAATGGCTCGGCGTGCCGATAGCGCTGACGGATACGGACTTCTGGTCTGCCTATCTGGGTGGCGGCTCTTTTACTGGTCGCCGGGTAACGGTCGATGCTGCCTTGCAGCTGGCCACCGTATGGGCGTGCGTGCGCCTGCTGTCCGAGACGATCGCCACCTTGCCGCTGGGGTTTTACGAAAAACTCGCCGATGGCTCCCGCGAACCGGCGACGGCTCACCCGCTCTACGATCTATTGCACAACCAGCCCAACGCAGACATGACCGCGGTTCAGTTCTGGGAAGCGATCATCGCCAGCATGCTTTTGTGGGGTAATGCCTATATAGAAAAGGCCAAGATCGGCAAACGCATTGTTGCCCTGAATTTTCTGCATCCTGGCCGGATGCAGAAGCGGCGGCTGCTCTCCGGCGCGATGGAATATAACTACCGCGACCTGGACGGTTCGCAGCGGACTATTGCGGAAGGCGACCTGGTCAACATTCCGGCTTTCAGCCTCGACGGCGTCAATGGGCTGACGCCCATGTCCTACGGCGCTAATGTGTTCGGCGCCGCTATGGCGACGGATGAGGCTAGCAGTAAAGTGTTTTCGAGCGGCATGCGGGCCGCCGGCTTTGTCAAAGTAACCGGCACGCTCAAGAAGGACCAGCGCGAGGATCTGCGCGCCAGCATTAAACAATTTGCCGCTGGCGGTCCAGAAGCCGGCAACGTCATGGTGTTGGAGAACGACTCCACTTACCAGCAGTTGACCATGAACCCTGGCGACTCGCAGATGCTGGAATCGCGCTCCTTCAATGTCGAGGAAATGTGCCGCTGGTTTCGCGTTCCTCCCTTCATGGTGGGGCATTCAGCCAATTCGACCAACTGGGGCACTGGCATCGAGCAGCAGATGATTGGTTTCTTGACATTCTCCCTGCGGCCATGGCTGACCAGGGTCGAGCAGGCCATCCGCAAATCCCTGTTGTCGCCAGGTGAGCGCAGCAAATTCTTTGCAGAATTTGCCATTGAAGGCCTGCTGCGCGCCGACAGCGCCGCGCGCGCCGAGTATCTGGCAAAAATGACACAAAACGGGCTGATGACGCGCAACGAGGGGCGCGCCTACGATAATCGCGCGCCGCTCGCCGGCGGCGACGAGCTGACCGTGCAGAGCAATCTGGTGCCGCTCACCATGCTTGGCAAGATCACATCCACCGCCGGCGCGGCCAAGAACGCACTGCGGCAATGGCTAGGAATCAAAAACGATGAGGACAACGATGAAACGTAAAAGCGGAACGATGCAAATCCGATCATTCGACTATCAAGTGAAGGCCGTCCAAGAGGACGGCCTTTTTTCTGGGTACGGCTCGGTGTTCGGTACCGTGGACAGTTACAACGAGGTGGTGGCGCCAGGCGCTTTCCTGGACAGCATTGCGGAAACCAAGGCCAAGGGCCGCACGTTCCCGGTGCTGTGGCAGCACCGCTCCGGCGAGCCGATCGGCGACTGGGACATCAATTCGCTGAAGGAAGACGACCACGGACTGTTCGGCACCGGCCAGCTGTGGTTGACTGACGCCGCCTACGCCAAGATCGCCTACCGCGGCATGCAGTCGCGCTCGATCACCGGTCTGTCGATTGGCTATTACGTTCGGGATTCCAGTTACGACGAAAAAACCGGCATCTTGACTCTCAAAAAACTGGATCTGGTCGAAATTTCCATTGTCACCACACCGGCGAACGACGACGCCCGCATTGACGCTATCAAGGCTCGGATTGCCCACGGCAACCTGCCGAATCTCCCTGATTTTGAAAAGCTCCTGCGCGAGGCAGGCTTTTCGAAGACTCAAGCCACGGTGATCGCAAGTCGTGGCTTGAAGCACCTGCTCCGGAGCGAGTCCGAGGGCGACAGCGAACAAAAGGCAGCTCTTTCTGAAATGAGCCAACGCCTTGCCAGCTTTTCTCTCCCTCAACTTTAAGGAATCAATATGAAATTGAAACATGTATTTTTGCTCGCCGTCTTGGCGACGGTCGCCGCCGCCGGCTTCGCCGCTGAGATTGGGCCGGCCGTTCACGCGTCTCTGCATTCGGCGCTTTTCCCGAGCTTTGGTGACGGTGGCTGGATGTCGCTTCTGCCGTTTGCCGGTGCCGGCATGCTGCGTAAGAGCGGTGGCGAAGGTGGCGACGACATCGGTGCTGTGAGCAAGCGGCTCGGCGAAGTGATGGACCAGGTCAAGAACTTCGGCGAGGACATCGCCAAGAAGATGGCCAGCGGTACTGCCGTTACGCAAGAGCTGAAAGACGCGACCGACAAGACGTTGACCGAAATGAACGATTTGAAGTCGCGCATGGCTGAACTGGAGCAGAAGAGCGTCCGCCGCCCCGGCAATGACGAGCAGCAAGAATTCAAGACGGTCGGCCAGCGTGTCGTCGAAAGCGACGCCTTCAAGGGCATGAACAGCTCGGAACGTAAGAGCCTGCGTGTCAGCATGGAACGTAAGGATCTGATGAACGTGCCCGGCACAGTTGGCGCCGGCGTCAGCTCCAGCAACTCTTTGGTGATGGCTGATCGCCAGCTGGGCATTGTGGCGCCGATCAATCGTACTTTGACCATTCGCGACTTGCTGCTGCCAGGTCAGACCGGTTCCAATTCGATCGAGTACGTCCGCGAAACCGGCTATACCAATAACGCCGCCCCTGTCGCCGAAGGCGCGTTGAAGCCAAAGTCGGACATCCAATTCGATCTGAAAAGCGCTCCGGTACGCACCATCGCCCACCATTTCAAAGGTTCGCGCCAACTGCTGGACGATGCTAAAGGACTGGCCAGCTACATCGATGGCCGTGCGCAGTACGGTCTGCGCTTCAAGGAAGAGCTGCAGCTCCTGAGTGGTGACGGAACCGGCGCCAATATTCTGGGGTTGTTGCCGCAAGCGATTGCCTTCAAGCCGGCGCTGGTGCTGGCGGATGCGACGCCCATCGATCGCCTGCGTCTGGCCATTCTGCAGGCCGTCCTGGCCGAGTACCCGGCGTCGGCCTTCGTGCTGAATCCGATCGACTGGACCGGCATCGAGTTGACTAAGGACAAGGAAGGCCGCTACATCATCGCCCAGCCGGTCAACGGGTCCGGCGCACGCTTGTGGGGCTTGCCAGTCGCTGAAACGCAAGCCATCGCGCAAGACACGTTCCTGACAGGGGCATTCAACCTGGGCGCGCAGATCTTCGATCGCATGGAGGTCGAAGTGCTGTTGTCGACGGAGAACGAAGACGATTTCGTCAAGAACATGGTCACGATCCGGGCGGAAGAGCGCCTGGCGCTGGCGGTGTATCGGCCGGAAGCCTTCGTGACAGGTTCGGTGTCGGGTCAAAAGCCTTAAACCTACCTGGCGAAACAGTAAATCTACCGAAAGGGCAGCGCATAGCGTTGCCCTTTCTCATTTGGAGAGATGCATGAGTACAGAAGACAACGAATTTCTGGTGCAACCCGTAAAAACGTTTCACGGCGAGGAGGGTTTCAAGACACCCGACAGCGAGCCGTTTGCGGTTTCTCGCCAGCGCATGGCCGATCTGAAGGCCAATGAGCTGGTGGTCGAAGTTGAGACCGACGGGAAAGTCGCGCCGGCAGCCAACAACAAATCGGCACCAGCACCGCGTACCAAGGGCAAGAATGGCGACGCCGCTGACTGATAGTTTCGGTCTGACTCAGGCCCGGGCACACTTGCGCCTGGATCCAGACGACGATGATCCGATGATCGCTTTGTACATGGAAGCGGCCGTGGATCGTGTCGAGCAGCACATTCAGGCGCCGTTGAGTCGCAACGTTGCCGACGTCGGTGCGCAGGAAGACATCGGCATACCGCCCAGCCTGAAGGCTGCCGTCCTGCTGTTTTTGGGCGATTTCTGGGAGAATCGCGAAGCATCGTTTGATCACAAGATGATCGAGAATCGCGCAGCTGAGGCATTGATGGCGCCTTACAGAACTAATTTGGGGGTGTGATGCAGGCCGGCCAGTTACGACATAAAACGGTCATCCAGTCGCCCCCATCCGGACAGGATGATGACGGCAATCCACGTACGGAATGGCTGTTGGTGAGTAAGCCCTATGCCAAGAAGGAAGATCTGAGCGGGCGCGAGCTGTTTGCGGCGCAGGCGGCACAAAGCGAGGTGACTACTCGCTTCCGCATCCGTTACAGAACGGGTGTCACGGCAAAAATGCGGCTGCTGTGCGATGGCGTGATTTACAACATTGAAGCAGTGCTGGACCGCGATGGTCGTAAACGTGAGCTGCAGCTGATGTGCTCGTCAGGATTGAATAATGGCTAACATCCAATGGAGCGGCCTGGACCAGATCCAGCAGAATCTACTGCGGCTTCCGGCCATGTTCGCAGATTCGCTGCGGTCCGCGGCCAATACTGGCGCCACGGTCATCAAGAACGAGGTGATGGCGCGTGCACCGGAAGACAAGGGCATTCTCAAATCCGCCATCTATCAGAAACATATTGAAGAGCTGTCCGGAGCCGACAGGCAGGTCTATTACGTGTCTTGGCGCAAAGGCAAATCGTCCGAGCTGGACGCCTTCTATGGTAAATGGGTGGAATACGGTCACTGGTATGTCCCGAAGAAGCCCAAGGGCGTACGCGCCAAGGACCATCGGGCAGCCAACCGCAATGTGTTTGTGCCAGCGCACCCATTCCTGCGGCCGGCATTCGATACACAGAAGGAGGCCGCACTGTCGGCCATGCGCAGCAAGCTGGCGGAGAACGTGCGGAAGGCGATTGCGGAGATCAACCGATGATTGAAAAACAGATATGGGCGGCGACTAAGGCCTTGTTTGCCGGCGGCGTGCATTACGACGTGGCACCGGACAGCAGCACGCTGCCCTATGCAACGCTGCAGCAGGTCGGTGGCGCCAGTGTCAACGATCTCGACGGTCCGGATACCTTGGGGAATCCCCGCATCCAGATAGACGTATTCGCAAGAAGCCGCACGGAAGCAAACGAACTGTTGGCGGCAGCTGCGGCCGTGGTGTGCGTCGCGCCACTTCGGGGTGTTCCCCTTGGCGCGCCCATCAGCACCTATAACTCGGACATCAAGGTATTTCGGCGCAGTCAGGATTTCAGTTTCTGGGTTTGACCCGTGTTACATCATTTTCATTTTTTATTTTTCATTTCGCCACCTACGGGTGGCTTTTTCTTTTGGAGAACAGTATGACTTCGGTTGCTTTATCCGCACAAGGTAGTAAGCTGGAAATCGGCGCCGCCGGCGCCGATCCCATCTTCACGCAAATCAAGGGCTTCAAGTCCTATACGGGCTTTGACGGCTCCGCGTCTGAGATCGACACCACCGACCTGAACAGCACGTCGAAGGAATTCCTGCTGGGCCTGGCGGACAGCGGTAACTTCAACTTCGAACTGCACATCAATCATGCAGATCCCGGTCAGCTGGCGCTCACCGCCGCCAAGAAAACTGGCGCGCTGACGCCGTTCAAGCTGACGCTGCCGGATGGCTCGATCGCCACCTGGAAGGGACTTGTTAAATCCGTGCCGCTGCAGGGCGCCGTCGACGGCGTGCAAACCGGCAGTGTGACCACCCGCATCAGCGGCGACGTGGATTGGAAATGAAGACTATGACAATCCTCAATCGCGATGCCATCCTGGGCGCCCAGGACATTAAGACCGAAGATATTCCGGTACCGGAATGGGGTGGTTCTGTACGAATCGGCCTGATGTCAGGTGCCGGGCGCGACCAGTTCCTGTCCGGACGCGAAAAAAACATCTCCCTAAGCTGCTTTCAGGCCTCCATTCTGGCCGCCACGATCATCGACCCTGATGGCAAACGCCTCTTTACTGAAGCTGACATCGAGGCGCTGCAGCAGAAAAACGGTCAGGTGCTGGGCCGCCTGGCCGATGCTGCTTTTCGTATCAACGCCATCGGGCCGGCTGCAGATGAAGCCGCCACAAAAAACTCCAAGACCGACCAGAGCGACGCGTCTGGCTCCGGCTCGCCAGAGACCTCGGTAAAAGCGTCCGACAAGTCCAGCAAGAAGTAGATTCGGCCGAATTCTCGGAATGGAAGGCGTATTACGCGATGACGCCGGACCGAGAACGCGACGACGACTGGCGCCACGCGGAGATGATGAGCCTCATGGCCAATATCAACCGCAACACCAAGGCGCGACCGGAGCCATTTACCACGACTGAGTTTCTGTCGTGGTGGCATGCGTCGCCGGCTGGCGCTGCATCGAATGAGCCGGTTGACCTGGGAGACGCGAAGGCCCAGTCCGACCTCATTAAAGCAATGATGTTCGGTAAGACGAAAGGAAATAGTGCATGAGCGACGACGTACTCGGTAAAGCCACCATCATGATGGTGGCTGACCAGAGCGGCTTTAATGCCGATATGGTCAAATCCGCCCAGACGGTCGCTAAATTTGCCGATACCGCGGTCGATGCGGCGAGTAAGTCGTCTGCGGCGCTGACTTCGATCGGCGACGCCTCCAGTCAGGCTGCCGGCACGTTGACCGCAACGCAGCAGCGCTATATACAGTCGTTGCAACGTCAAGTGGCAGCCATGGAGGGCGGGAAGCTGGCAGCACTGTCGCTGAAAGCTGAGCAGATGGGGCTGGCCGGCGCCGCCGCGCCGCTGATTGATCGAATGCGGCAGGTTGAGGCGACGCAGCGCGCCGCGTCCGCGGCAAACGATGCTGTATCAGGCAGCTTTACAGGGGCATCGGCTGCCGCGACCGCGTTCGCCGAATCGGAAGATCAGGCAGCCGCACGAATCCGCGCCATGGTCGCCGCCTCCGTGGCGCAGGCCGAGGCGCTGAACAAGCAAACCGTCGCTGCCAGGGAGGCGGCCACGGCTGCCAGAGAGATGGGTTTGACCAGCGGTGCCGGATCCAATACAGGAGCGAAGGTCGATTATTCGACGCAGCAGCGCGGCATGCAGGCCACCGCCGACCAGATTGCTGAGGTCAACCGCGCCCTGGCATCGATTGGCCGCGGAGCCAGTTCGATGAAAGAAGTGCAGGCGCAAACCGATAAGCTGCTCGGTTTGTGGCAGAGCGGCCGGATTTCGGCAGAGCAGTACGACCTGGCTGTCAAGCGTCTGGACGCCTCGGAGGCAGGACTTGCCAAGTCGACCGCCGACGCGGCCGCCAAGGCGGATGCCTTTGTTGCCAAACTGAAGGACCAGGCAGCCACGGCGGGTATGACGACCAAGCAGCTGATGGAGTATCGCGCTGCCCAGCTGGGTGTGACTGCACAAGCAGCACCGTTCATAGAAAAGATCGGCGCCGGCGAGAAGGCACTGCACAGTTTCAGTATGGAGAGCGGCAGCGCCCGCCGAGAGCTGGGCGTGGTGGCGCGCGAGCTGGCGCGCGGCGATTTCGGTGCCGCCGCCCGATCCATGTCGATCTTGTCGGAACGCACGGGGCTGACCGCCATGATGATGTCGCCTCTGGGATTGGCGGTCGGTGCCGTGGCTGGCGCGTTTGCCGTGTTGGGCTACGAAGCGTATGCCAGTCATCAGCGCCTGGAGGAAGTGAACAAGTCGATTGCTTCGTCCGGCAGCTTTTCCGGGCTCACCGCCGACCAGATCTCCGGCATGGCTACTCAGCTTGCCGGTAGCTCGCGATTCATCGGCGAGGCCAATGAAGCCTTGGTCGGCCTGGTCAATACGGGACGTATCGGGGGCGACCAGCTGGGCAGCTTTGGCCAGGTGGCGCTGGAGATGGCGAAGGACACTGGCAGGAGCATTGCCGACGTTACTGCCGATCTTGGCGCTTTGGCGGACGACGCCGTCGCCTGGGCTGAAAAGTATCAGAAGCAGCACCATTTCATGAGTGCAGCCCAATATCAGCTGGCCGTCCAGTACGCGGAAACTGGGGACAAGGCGGGCGCCGCCAAAGTCGTGATCGATGCCTTGCACGACTCGCATCAGCGCATGACGACGGACGCCGGCAAGGATATTGGCCTTGTCATGACGATCTGGCAAGGTTGGAAAAGCCTGATTATCGAGGTCGATCAGTTGCTTGGGCGCGCCATTGGCCCGAGCACTTACGCCAGCCAGATGGAGGTGGCGCAAAAACGATACCTGGGCAGCACGGCACGCCTGGAAAATCTCAAGGCCGCCAAGGATGGCGGCAATAAGCAGCTCATCGAGCAGGTGCAAGCGGCCGTCGACGCCGATCAAAAGGAACTCAGCCGCATCAACGACCTGATTCTCAAAGAACACGCTAAGACGAAGGAGAGTCAGGCGCTGGGTAAGAGCGGTGACCAGGCGATGGCCCTGCGCAGCTACTTGAACGATACGAAATATGCGGATAAGGACAGCCGTAAGCGGATCGACAAGGACAAGGAAAAGAAAGATTTTGCCGACGCTACTGCCGGTCTGATCGAGGGCTCGAAAGAGTACGAGACCGCTTACGCGCGCCATCAGGCCAACCTGAAGAAAATTGATGAGCAGTATCAGGACAAGAAAGCTGCCAAGCCGAAGGCTTACCACGATGACGCCGGCACCAAACTGTTGCAATCCTTACGCGAGCAGGAGGCAACGCTGCAGGCGCAGCTGGGTGGTGAAAATAAGCTAACCGAGGCGCAGCGTGAGCGCATCAAGTTTGAGCAGCAGATCGCTGATCTCAAAGAAAAGAAAGTTCTGACTGCAGATCAGAAAAGCTTGTTGAATGACGAAGCGGCGATCCGCGCGCAACTGGACAAAAACGTTGCTGTCGCCGAGGAAGTGCGCCTCAAGCAGGAAAAGCAGAAGCTCAGCGAGCGATCGGCGCAAATTGGTGAATCGATTAACTCGCAACGTGGTGGCCAGCAGGAACAATACGGTCGCACACTTGGTGCCTTCGGCATGGGCCGCGCCGAGCAGGAGCGGGTCGCCGCCTACAACCAGATCCAGAAGGAATACCAGCGCTATCAGGAGCAACTGACCAAGGCCACACCGAAGGACCTGCTCGGATCGCAGCAATTCCTTGATGCTCAGGCGAACATCCAGGCCGGCCTGGATGGTTCCCTGAAGGACTACGAGGCTTATTACGATCAGTTAAAGGATAAGCAGGGGGATTGGCGCAACGGCGCCATGCAGTCCTTCTACGACTATCAGGATGCGGCGAGGAACGTCGCTGCGCAGGCTGGCTCGGCATTTACCAATGCCGCCAAGGGGATGGAAGATGCGCTTGTGAAGTTTGCGACGACCGGAAAGCTGTCGTTTTCTGATCTGGCCAAGTCCGTGATCGCCGATATTGCCAGGATGCAGGCCAAGGCCGCGATCTCAGGCTTGTTTAATTTTGCGATGAACGCTATCGGTGCGTACGTCGGGAGCACTGGTGCGGTCAATGCGGGTATGAGCATACCGTCCAGCGGTGGTGCCGGCGCCGGTTTCATTGACGCGGCCGCCGGTGGTTCCTTTGCGACGGGCGGCTTTGTCTCCGGCGAGGGGACCGGGACGTCCGACAGCATTGCGGCGTGGCTGTCGAATGGCGAATTCGTCAATAACGCCGCATCGACCAAGAGAAATCGCGGCCTGCTGGAATGGCTCAACAATGGCGGCGACGCATCCAAGCTGGGCCGCTTCGCCACCGGCGGGGTGGTCGGTTCCAGTCCAGCAGGCGTGGGCATGCCAAGTCCTGCTGCTGGTGGCGGTATGAACATCGTTACCCACGTGACCGTCAGCGATGCCGGCACCAAGGCGGTGACGACCGGTGATAACAACGGTGTCGGAAAGCAGCTCGGCGCCATGATTACGCAGGTGGTCAAGGAGGTGATTGTCAAGGAGTCGCGCGACGGCGGCTTGCTGTCAAAGCAACGGATGGGATATGCCTGATGGCCATTGAAACATTTAGCTGGGTGCCGAAGATCGAATCGACCGGTGCAGTGAAATTTCGGGTCCTGAAGGCGCAGTTTGGCGACGGCTATGCGCAGACTGCGCCAGACGGTATCAATAATCGATCCACGTCCTGGCCGCTCAGTTTTACCGGTACGGCCGCCAAGGTCGGCGCAATTGCAGCATTTCTGGATCGGCACGCGGGCAGCCGCTCGTTCTACTGGACGCCACCACTTGGCGGCCAGGCGAGGTTTAAGGCTGGCGAATACCAGCCGACGGAGCACGGCGGCGGAATTTTTACGATTGCAGTGACTTTTGAGGAATCTTTTAGCCCATGATTACGGCCGACATCCAATCCCTTGAACCTGGCGCCCGGGTGGAGCTATTCGAGCTCGACGCCACGGAAATTGGCGGTGACGTGCTGCGGTTTCACGGTTATCAGCAGGCCGGCCCCATCTGGTGGCAGGGAAATGAATACACGCCTTGGGCGATTCAGGCAACCGAGTTTGAGGTTACCAGCGATGGCCAGCAGCCGTCGCCAACGCTGGCCGTCGGAAATATTGGTCTCGACGCCAACGGCGAGCCGGTCGCCGGTGTGATTTCCTCGATGTGCATCTATCTTGCCGACCTGGCCGGCGCAAAGGTGACCAGGCGCACAACCCTGGGTCAATACCTCGATGCCCGCAATTTCGAGGGCGGTAATCCTAGTGCGGATCCCGGGGAGGAATTCCCGTCCGACCTGTATTACATCGAGCAAAAGAAGAGCGAAACCAGCGAAACGGTCACGTTCTCCTTGCGCAACGCGCTCGATCTGAACGGCGAGATGCTACCCGGCAAGCAGATTATCGCCGGCCTGTGCTGGTGGGTACGCAACAATGGTTATCGCGGCGCGTATTGCAACTATACCGGCGCGGCGATGTTTGACAAGGATGGCAACCCGACCGATGACCCCGCGAGAGATGATTGCGGCGGCTTGACCTCTGACTGCAAGAAGCGGTTTGGCGAATTCGAGGTTATCAACTGGGGCTCCTATGCAGCAGCCGGGCTGGTGCGATCATGAACAGGGGTACTGAACGCGCTATTCGAGCGCACGCTGTCCGGGAATATCCACGCGAGTGTTGCGGCCTGATCCTCAAAGCAGGACGGATGACCAGGTATGTTCCCTGCGCCAATATTGCCAGGAACGATGAGGATTTCAGGCTGGCGAAGGAGGATTACGTTGCGGCCGCGGATATGGGCGAGATCTTGGCGGTGGTGCATAGCCATCCGGACCGTCCGCCGCTGCCGTCGCCGGCCGATCTGGATGCCTGTGAAGAAGGGGGCATACCGTGGCACATCGTCCATGTCGGCAAGGACGATGCCGGCGCCGTGGTCGCCAGCGAGATCCACACCTTCGCACCGTCCGGCTACGAGGCACCCTTGCTGGGTCTGCCGTTCGTGCACGGCGTCCATGACTGCTATGCGCTGATCCGGCGCTGGTACAAGCAGGAACGCGGCATTGTTCTGCCTGACTTCGAGCGGCGGGATGGCTGGTGGGACGACGGCGTCCAGAACCTGTACCTGGATAACTATGCAAAGGCGGGCTTCGAGGTCGTGCCCGATGGTGTCGCCGACCTGCAGGTTGGTGACGTCATCCTGATGCAGATTCGCTCCAAAAATCATCCGAATCATGCCGGGATCTATATCGACGGCGGCTGGCAATGGATGATCCACCATGAGTATGGCCAGCTTTCCTGCAAGGTGGTCTATGGCGGCCATTGGTTGCAGGTGACGCGTGCCGTGCTGCGGTATCGAAGCCAGGGGAGTTAGGGTAGCAAGCAGGAACCAGTCCGCGTAAGCGGTTATGTCTATAGCCAGCCGCGTGCTGGCTTTTTTTTTTGGTAATGCAATGGAAAAAATTCGCACTATCCGACTGTACGGAAAGCTGGGAACGCAGTTTGGTCGCGTGCATTGTTTTGCGGTCAGCAGCACCGGTGATGCGATCCGCGCGCTGTGTTCAATGCTGCCGGGTTTCGAACGGGAGCTGATGAGCAGTGCCGATCGCGGCATCGCCTATTCATGTTTTTTAGGCAGTCGAAATATCTCGAAAGACCAACTAGATTGTCCCATTGGCAGCGACGAGATCCGCATTGCACCCATTTTGCAGGGCAGCAAGCGAGCAGGCATATTTCAGGTCATCGTGGGCGCCATTCTCGTTGTCGCCTCCTTTTATCCAGGTCTTCAAGGGTTGGCCCCAATGGGCTATGCAATGATGCTCGGGGGTGTCGTGCAAATGTTATCTCCTCAGCAAACCGGTCTTGGATCAAAGGACAGCGCGAATAACGGGGCGTCGTACAACATGAATGGTGCGGTCAACACGCAGGCGCAGGGAAACCCAGAACCCTTGCTATATGGGGAGGCGATTGTAGGTTCCGTGGTGGTGTCTGGGGGCATTTATGCAGAGGATCAACAATGACAACAATACTGGAACGCCAGGACATTATCGGCTCCGGAGGCGGCAAGGGCGGCGGCGGCAGCAGCGCGCCAATTGAATCGCCTGATAGCCTGCATAGCATTTCCAAGGCCAAGACCCTAGATCTGATCTCGACCGGGGAAATTGTCGGCCCGGTCAACGGTTTGCAATCGGTGCTGCTCGGCGGCACGCCAGTGCAAAATCCGGATGGCTCGCTCAATTTCAGTAACGTGACAGTCGATTTTAGGCCCGGGACGCAAACGCAGGAGCCGATTGCCGGCTTTCCTTCGGTCGAGAACGAAGTCGGCGTCAGTGTCGAGCTGAAATCGGAAACACCCTGGGCCAGGTCGATCACCAATACGCAGTTGTCGGCGGTGCGGGTGCGCCTGTCCGTACAGGGGTTGAGCAAGACGGACACCAGCAACGGCAACATCAACGGCTATCGTGTTGAGTATGCGATCGAGCTGTCTACCGACAACGGTAGCTATGTACCGGTGCTGCAGACGGCCTTTGATGGCAAAACAACTCAAACCTATGAGCGCAGCCATCGGGTAGAGCTCCCGAAAGCCAGTATTGGCTGGACGATGCGTGTGCGGCGGATTACGCCGAATGCCAATAGCGCCACGGTCGCGGACCGTACCAATGTCGTGTCGGTGACGGAGATCATCGACGCCAAATTTCGCTATCCGATGGCGGCGCTTGTCGGTATTCAGATCGATGCATCCCAGTTTCAAAATATCCCGGTGCGCTCGTTCCACATGCGGGGTCGGATTATCCGCGTACCGACCAATTACGATGCGTCGGCACGAACCTACACCGGGATCTGGGACGGCACATTCAAGGTGGCCTATACGAACAACCCGGCGTGGATCCTGTACGACTTGATCTTGCATGACATTTACGGGCTCGGCCGGCGGATCACGGCCGCCCAGGTTGACCGGTATGAACTGTACCGGATCGCCCAATATTGCGACGTGCTGGTGTCCGACGGCAAGGGCGGGAAGGAGCCGCGCTATACGTGCAATGTGTACCTGCAGCAACGTGTCGCGGCCTACAAGCTGGTGCAGGACATTGCAGGCATCTTTCACGGCGTGGCCTATTGGGCCGGCAGCCGCATCGTCATCAGCGCGGATATGCCGGACGATCCGGTCTATACCTATACCGCAGCCAATGTCATCGACGGCAAGTTCTCGCGCGCCGGCAGCCCGAAAACGCAACGCTACACCGTCGCACTGGTGAGCTGGAACGACAATACCGACGGCGGCCGACAAAAGGTTGAACCGGTAGTCGACCGCGATGGATTGCGGCGATACGGCATCCAGCAAATTGAGCTGGCGCCGATCGGATGTACCTCACAGGCGCAGGCACATCGGCACGGATCATGGGCGTTGCTGACCTCCAATACGGAGACTGATGTTCTGACGTTCTCAACCGGGCTCGAATATTTGCGTGCCGCGCCCGGAAAAATCATTCGCATTGTAGATCCGGTACGGATGGGGCGCCGTAACGGTGGTCGCATCCGTTCGGCGACGGACCGCTCGGTGACGGTCGACAAGGCGCCGGTGATTGCCGTTGGCGACAAGATCACCTGCATGTTGCCGACGGCGGTACCGGAAACCAGAATCGTGCAATCGGTGGTTGGCAATGTCGTGACGGTAACGCAGAGCTGGAGCTTGACGCCGGTGGCAGAGTCGGTCTGGTCCGTCGACAATATCGACCTGGTCGCGCAGAAATTCCGCGTGCTAAGTGTCAAAGACAAGGGCGACTTGACCTTCGAGATCACCGCAGTGCAGCACGAATCCGGGAAATATGACTATATCGACAACGGCACGCGCATCGAGGCACCACCGATCACGGTGATCCCTCCTTCGGTTCAGCCGCCGCCGGCGAACGTCACCATTGGCAGCTTTCAGGTCACGCATCAGGGAATCGCATCGACGATGATGTCGATTTCCTGGGAGGCGGCGCGGGCAGCGATTGCCTATCAGGCAGAATGGAAGAAGGATGATGGTAACTGGATCTCCTTGCCGCGGACTGGCCAGCTGACGGTCGAGGTGCCGGGAATCTACGCCGGTCGGTACAACGCGCGGGTGCGGGCGATCAACCCGATGGACGTGCGTTCCACGCCGGCCTATGCGCCAGAGACCCAGTTGACCGGGAAAACAACACCGCCACCAACGGTGACCTCGCTTATCGCCACGTCGCTGGTGATGGGCATCGGCCTGAGCTGGGGTTTCCCGGCGCAGGGTGCATCGGACACGCAGCGAACGGAAATCTGGTTTAGCCGCACACCGGACCGTGCGGACGCTGCGAAGCTGGCCGACTTCGCGTATCCACAAAACTCCAATACGATGCCAGGGCTGGCCGCTGGCGTATCGCTGTTTTTTTGGGCACGACTCGTTGATCGGTCAGGAAACGAGGGTGCGTTTTATCCAGCGGGCGCCGGTGTGAACGGTCAGAGCAGCAGCGATGCATCACCAATTCTTGACTATTTGAAAGGACAAATCACCGAATCGGAGTTGGGTAAAGAGCTCTTGAAGCCGATCCAACAGATTCCCACAATCGTTGCCAGAATGGAGAGTGACGCGGATGGCCTAGCGGCCACGCAATTGAAGGCGACGATTGCAGCCAACAACGCGGTGCTGCAGGAGGCTAAGCTGCGCGGCGCCGCCATCACTACCGAGCAGACCATACGGCAAAGTCAAACCGAATCGCTTGCAAATCAGATCACATTGCTGACCGCCTCTGTGAATGACAATGCGTCAGCGGTAAAGACAGAACAAACCGCCCGGGCAGACGGAGATTCGGCGCTTGCGTCCAGAATTGATACAGTCGTGTCAAAAGCGAATGACAATACTGCGGCAATCAATTCCGAGACCACAGCACGCACCACTGCCGATTCGGCGCTGGGACAGCGGATTGATGCGGTTAGTGCGAAAGCATCAGGAAATGCGGCTGACATTCTCTCCGAGCAGGTGGCAAGAGCGAATGCAGATGGGGCGTTGAGCTCGCGGATTGATTCTGTCCAGGCAAATGCCGGTGCTGATGCGGATGCCTTGGCGGCGACGCAGATAAAGGCTCTCGTGTCGGCTAACTCAGCCGTAGCAATAACGCGGACCGAGCTGCAGGCAAGGATTGGTAAGAACGCAGCTGCGATCGTTTCCGAGTCCACAGCGCGGTCCACTGCTGACGGTGCTCTTAGTTCGCGAATTGACAGCGTGCAGGCTGTCGCCGGCAGTGCCAGTGCTACGGCACAAACGGCATTGTCGGCGAGCGCAACCACTGACGGAAAATTGACGACGATGTACACCGTCAAGATGCAGGTGCATGCGCCGACTGGCAAGACTTATGCGGCGAGCTTCGGACTGGGTATCGAAAACAATGGTGGCGTTTTTCAGTCTCAGTTTGTTGTGGCTGCCGATCGTTTCGCAGTCCTTGATGTCAATGGAACCACCGTGACGTCGCCGTTTATCGTGCAGGGCGGACAGGTGTTCATTTCTCAGGCATTGATTGGCACAGGCTGGATCACCAATGCGATGATCGGAAACACGATTCAATCAACCGCGGTCAATTCCTACACCGGACAACCTGTGTGGATTTTGGATAAGAATGGGACCTTTCAAATGAATGGCACTGGACAGGCGCGCCTGGTAATTAATTCGTCCCAAGTGCTGGTGTATGACGGCAATGGCACACTGCGTGTGCGATTGGGGCTCTGGTAATGCCTCAAGGACTTCAAATATGGGATGCGGCAGGCAACCTGACTCTGCAAGTGAGCGACCGGCTTGCCAGGATCCTCGGGATCGTTCAAACCGGCGCGGTTGATGGGAGCATTGCGCATGCTGGCTTTTTGACTGGAACACCTTTCTTTATTCAGCGCGCAACGCAAACCGGTGGCGCCATGCCAGCCAGCATCGGGATTAGTGGAACGACTCTCAGCTGGTCATATTCCAGTGGAGCGCCAGTGCGGCTCAACACGATGATTATTTACGGAGTGTTTTGATGGCAGCTGGCTTACAAGTGTTCGGCGATTCTGGGGTGGCCCAGATCGATCAGGACTATTTTAACTACGTGTTCAAACAATCTGGGGCGCTGTCGTTCCCGGATGCCGTGGCGGGCAGAACAGTCTCAGTTTCGGTGGGTGGGGTGTCCCCGATTGTTGTCATCAAGAGTCAGAATTTAGGTATCGCTATTTGGAGAGTGAGCCAATCCGGGAGCGCGTTTACGTTTGAGTTTGTTCAGGACGCTGTGAGTCCGCCCGGTACGCCGTTTCAGTGGTACTTGTTCGACAAAGGGCCGCCATCACCGGGAAACTTCGGTTTGCAAGTGTTTGGGCCGGACGGTTCCCTGTCATTTGATTCGAGCAGCTTCAATCTGAAGATTGCGCAATTGTTACCCGGGGTCGCGTCCAGCGGCAATTCCAACAACGGCTTCTTCTATGCAAATGTGCCGGCGGGGAACTGGGGGTTTGTCATGACAAATCCCAGAATGCGTTATATGGGAAGTCCCAGCGGGGCAGGATTCGCGCAAGTTGAGAGCTGCCGAGTAACAAGCAATGCTGTGTACATTCACGAGGTTAGCGTGGGAGTGGCCAGTCAGAATATGACCCAGTCGGTCGGGGGGGATTTGTTGCTTGTCGATTTAACTGGGCTCTGACGGTTTCGCTACTGGATAAATTATTTCGTCACTTCAACGGTCGCTTTCGAGTGATCTTTTTTTCGTCTAAAGGATTTATATGGGCTGGTACAAAGTAGGAAAAATTGCAGTTACCAACGGCAGCAAGGCGATCACTGGGAGCGGGACAGATTTCGTGTCCAACATCAAACAGGGATTTGCGCTCTTGGGGCCGGACTTTCAGCTTTACGAGATTGATGCCGTCGTCAGCGCAACGTCGGTAACACTCGCGACGCCATATCGAGGCGCTACGGCGGCTGTGGCGGATTATGGGATTTTCCAGACGCAAGGCATCATTGCGGACTTGTCGACGCAAGTGGCCGTATTGATCAATTCATACGGAGGAATTGTGCTGCAGTTCCCCGATGTTTTGGCTTCCATTACGGCGGCGCAAGCACGCGCAGATTTAGGGGTTGCGAATGCCGCTGCTGCCCAAAACACCGCTAATGCGGCGGTGCCAAAATCGGGTGGGGCCGCATACAACCTTACCTTGACTGGTGTTCTTCAGGCGACAGATACATTTTATGCAGTGAACCAGTATGCCTATCGGGTATTGTACGGAACCGGCTGGGGGCCTGAGATACAAGCGCGATGGGACGGATCCACAGTCAACAGGTGGCTGCAATTTGGATACCGAAATAATGCGAATGCCTACACATGCATTATGCATATCGATACAAATGCTCCAGGCATTGTCATCTCTCCGAATGCAAGCCGAGTCATGGGCGGGAGCATGTTCGAGGTGAACAACACCATTGCCGTTGTTCCGGCGGTATCGCAGGGTGTAGGTGCGGCAAATCAATCAGCGTCGTGTTTATATGTTGGCGGCAGCACAGGGAGATCGATCAGTGCGTCCTCGACGATCAACGCATCGGGCTCCGACTACGCCGAATATATGACGAAGGCCGGAGAGTTTGTCATTGAGAAAGGTGCAATTGCTGGCCTCAATGCGTCCGGACAACTGACAAATTCATTTTCTGAGGCACTCAGCTTCCTGGTGAAATCTACTGATCCGTCCTATGTCGGGGGCGATACTTGGGGCCACGCTGGAATTGTTGGTGTGCCGCCGACACCAATTTTTCGGATGGAAGGAGCAGAGGCTACTGAAGATTTCCCAGCCAAAGCCCCTGAGTCAGATGCGGATTGGGGCGCGCGACAGGAAAAATACGATCAAGAGATGGCAATTTTCCACGAGCGGATCGAGACCGTTCGAAAGCAGGTCGACCGAATGGCTTTCTGCGGTCAAGTTCCTGTCAATGTGCTCGGTGCTGCGCCGGGTGACTACATTATTCCGGTTGCAGATGCCGGTGGTATTAAAGGCATCGCGGTGCGAAGTCCGAACATTGATCAATACATGATTGCAGTCGGGAAAGTCGTGGCGATCGAAGATGATGGGCGCGCGCGCATTATTGTAAAAGCAGTGTAGTTCCAATATTCCAACCATGAAAAAGCCACCTACGGGTGGCTTTTCGCATTTTAAGGACTGACATGCCAGAACCAACTAGCTTTGCTGCGGCAACCTGGATGGCGGTGACTAAATATTTGTTACCGCTATTGCCCGGTGCCGTTGGATCTGCCGTTGCATTGAAATTTCTAGGAGAGGGGTTGAATTGGTGGCAGAAGCTGTCGAGCTTTGCCGCCGGCCTGGCATGCGCCATCTACGTCGCGCCTATCCTGATCGAGTGGTTCGCGATTACTGGCAGCCGTACGCATTCCGGTGTCGAATTTCTGGTGGGGTTATTTGCGCTCGCCACAGCACGCGAAGTGTTCAAAGAAATCAACGAAGCCGACATCATCGGCGCGCTCAAGCGCCGTTACCTAGGAGCGAGCAATGATCCAACTAATTAATACGGTGGCCAACCTGGTGCTTGTGGCGTTCTGCCTGTGGGCAGTTCTGAACAAGCACTTGGAAACTCATGTGTTCGGCACATTCGCTTTGTCGCTGGTCGCGATCACGTCTTTCGTGAACGTCATGCGGCCGGATGCGCTTGGCTTCTGGGCGGAACAATCTGAAGTGCTGTCTAACGTTGCTGTCGCCATTCTGGCGGTGTGGTTTTGGCGCCGGTGGCACAAGTGCAATTGCAAGGGAAGGAAATGATCTTGACACCTATTCAGCTCTCAATGGCGTTGCTCACCCCGATTGCGCGGGCAACAGACTGGGTTGCGCCGCTAAACGCAGCCCTGATCGAGTTTGGTATCAATACCCCAGCCAGGGCAGCGGCTTTCATTGCCCAAATCGGACATGAAAGCGCCGCATTGTCGCGGACGTCCGAGTCCTTTGATTACTCGGTGCAAGGACTGATTACTACATTCGGGAAACGAATTGCTGCCAACGCCGCAGTTCTGGGCCGGCAGCCAGGTGAAAGGGCCGTTCCTATTGAACGCCAGATTCGGATTGCCAATATCGTCTACGCAAGCCGCTACGGCAACGGTGATGCGGCAAGTGGTGATGGCTGGCGCTATCGCGGCGGCGGGCTGAAGCAGATCACGTTTCACGACAACTACGCCGCGTGCTCTGCGGCGCTGGGCGTCAATCTTCTGGTACAGCCGGAGCTGCTCGTGACCGATAAAAAGTTAGCTGCACGCTCGGCCGGTTGGTTCTGGCTGTCGATCGGCGGCAACGCTTACGTCGATCGCGGTGATTTCGATGGCCTGTCGACCCGAATCAACGGCGCCGGCATCACTGCCGATAGCCTGGCCGCGCGGCGCGCGCGGTGGACGTGCTGCAGGTCAGCATTGGGGGGAGCATGAATCTCTTGAACGTGGTTTTGCCGTGGTGGTCGCGCTGGCTGGTGCTGGTTTCAGCTGCGGCGGTGTTCGGCACCATTTGCTACAACAAGGGTAAGCAGGTGAAAGGGGAGGAGCACCTTGCCTACCTCGCCGAACAGGCTCAGCGCAGCGTTGGGATTGCGAAAGCGCAGCAGCTGGTCATCACCCAAACACAGATCAAGTATGTCGACCGCATCAAAACCGTCTATGCCAAAGGTGAAACAATTGAAAAGCAAGTGCCTATCTACGTTACGTCGGCTGACGCCGCTCGTTTTGCTGTCAATGCTGGCTTCGTGCGCCTCTACGACGCCGCCTGGTCAGGTATCGATCCCGGATCTGCCGCCGATTCTGACCGAGAACCCGCCGGAATTTCGCTTGCTCAAGTCGCTGAAGTCGAGGTCTCCAACGCCACCGGTTGCCGCGCCTGGCGGGAGCTAGCTCTGGGGCTGCGTGAGCATTATCGGCAACTTCAATCGGTCACTAACGCAAATAACAAGTAAAATCACCGAGCCTCCGACGCTTTGCGCGAACCACGTGTAGATGCCGATTCCGAAGCAAGCCAGGGTTTCCGCGGCGCGTTCAGGGAGCGCTGCGCAGTGTCAAGTCTTTGAAGCGTTGGATCAATTCTCTTCGACACCTTTGCCAGCAGTGTATGTGTATTCATATCCCCCATCTAATTTGATCAAGGATTGTTTTTTCCCCCATTTTGTACTTTTATAGTTATTGGCCCAATGATCATTTTTTCCGAACTTGTCAGAAATATACGGTTCCTTGCCTGTTAAATCCATTATTCTATAAAAAACTGGATTTTGAGACCTGCCGACTAAAACTAGCCGATAGACTTGCTTGCTGAAGTATTTTCTGTCGCCATATCGCTTCGTCTCTATTGCTGGAGAATTTTTATTAACTTGGAAATCTACAGCCGAATAGTCGATCGTCGTCCCAAAGTCGTCCTTTTCAGAATTACCCTTCAGTAGTATTTTCCCATTTAAAACAACGCTGCCATCATTGGTAAGTTGAATCATCCCAAATTGGGACGGATATTCATCCTTGATTAAACTGTCTTTGAGGTTTGATTTTTGACCATCTTCTGCAAAACCGATATGCGTCAAAGAACAAATAAATATAAAAATAAGAACTCTCATCGATTTCATGCTGTTGCCCTGATCGCAATTGTAATTTCCAATAATTCTCTAACTTTCGGAGCATCGTCCGTCTTGCACATGTATTTAATTATACTTATTCGATCGTTGATAAAACCATTGAGCCAGGTTCTGTGTGCTAACAGATAATCATCGTTGGATTTTTCAGCTTTGTCAGCTGCACCATCTACACCAACCTGATTTTCTAGCAAATATTTTGCATGCGCAGCCGTCATGGTGTCATTGATAAACGCTTTCACATCCGTCGGTCCCAAGTGGTGAGCCAGATATGCTATTTTGGCCTTTTCGCCGTCGTTGAGAGCGTCGAGCTTAAATTTTTCCTTCTTCAACATCGCCAGATTCTGCATGGCATAGTCTACTGCTGTGTGAATTGCGTATTCGGCTTCAAATCGCAAGTCGAGGATTTTTTGCAGATTCCCATCGCTGGCCGTAGCTCTTTTTGTTAGATACGGCTTGGAGGAAAGTTGTCTAGCGATGCTTATGGTGCCTTTTTTGGGCGTGAGTTTTGGCGTGACAAGCGATCCATTTTCGAGTTTGAATGCTTGAATCTCTTTGGTCTCGTCGCCTTTCTTATGCTTGATGGTCACCGTAGTGGTGGTCACCCATCCTTCCTTTTTTGCACGGGCATTTAAAAATGTGCCTTCGGTCAAAGCCAAATCGATCCAGGTCGCGTCCAAGAATTGCGTCATGCCACGAGCTGACGATAGTGACGATGCTGAGTTGGGATCCCACACAAAAGTGTCTTTGCGCTTCTTCTTGACGACAGGCTTTCCCTTTTTATCAAGTAGAGGTTTCCCGGTTTTTTTATCTTTTTGTGGCTCTTCCACTATCTCAAAAATGGTGGCTGCCTCGGCGTTCATGATTGCCGCAATGGCCTGGGGAATGAGTCCGGCTCGATTGCCCGCAGCGACAATGTAGTCGTGATAAGTGAAGTTCTGTATTAACCTCAAATTCAGTTTGTTTGGGCATTCCAGCGAAACTTCTTGCACTGGATGGCCTGCCGCTGAGCGAGTGTCGGTGACGGTGCCAGGTGGCGTGGTCGTTTTTGTTGCTGAGCTGGCGGGAGTGTCGGTCGCGGGTGACGTAGCAGTGGCTGCTGGAGGAGCCGGGACTGGCACCGCTGATGGCGGTGTTACGGGAGCCGGGGGCTTGCCTTCGTGGGTACGTAGTTGCGATTGTACAGCCAGCTTGGGACTGTGCAATCGCACATAGGTGTTATCGCCCCTGGGGCTGACCGTGGCGATATGCTTGGATTTCCCGGTGACGGTCTTGACCTCGACCTTCACCTTGCTGGACTCGCTTTTTACATCGACGGGCGGTACTTCCCCTTCGCTGTTGGTGACATGTTCGACCGTTTCTCCGTCCAAATGCAACATCACCTTTAGATCTTTGATCGGTTGGTTGAGCACGTCCACAAACTGCATGAACAGTGTGCGCTCCTGGGGAGTTTGCTCGTGATGTCCTGACGCAGGGTGAGGTTCTGGAGTTTGTGCCGCAGGTACCTGCAGGTGCTGCCCGACGTGAATCAAATTGATGTTGGATAAATCATTCAACTCCGCAATGGCCTGCGGAGTACAGTGGTGCAGCTTTGCAATTTTCGTGAGTGTGTCGCCTCGTCGAACGGTATAGCTGGTGGTCATGCTGAATCCTCATCGGGGTCCAAAGCTTCTTGGTCGTGCCAATCTGCCGTTTCTAGTTGTTGCGGGTCGTCTGCAAGGCTGGTATGTACTACCCAGTCACCGCTGCCCAGCAGTGCTTGATACACCGTCGGTGTATCCTCGTCCTTATGTCGATCATTTCTTCCGTCGCCGCCGGTATTGGCCACAATCGCAGCGCCGGTTGCTCCGAATTCGCGCGCGACTACATCGACACTTTGGCCAGGTGCGCTGTCAACGGCGCTAACAGCCTTCCAACGCAGGCTGTAGGGCGGGCCGCCTATCGTGGGATCAGGAATCACAAAGGGCAAGTTCTTCGGCCCTGGCAGGCTGTGTGAGGCTGCATGCGCCACATAGGCGCCATTCGTTCCATGCTCGATGCCACCAGCATTGTATTTGACATAGCTACCGCCGCCGTTGATCACCACTTCTTCTTTTGCCGTGATTGTGATGCGGTTTGCCGTATGGGTGATATTAAGTTTGGCCAGCAGGTTGATGCTGTCTTTCAAAGCCTTGACGTCGACGTCGCCGGCAGCAGCTACCATCTTCATCCCGGCTTTTTGCACAAACAATCGAAAGGTTTTGCCGATACTGGCAAACACGCTATCACCGCTGGCGATCGATAGACTCTTGCCGGAGGTAATGGCGGTATGTACGCCGCTGGTGATGTGGGTCGATTGAGCGGTCGTGGTTTCGATGCCGGCCGGGCTGGCCAGCACCAGGTGCGGCTCCGACAACTCAGGGAAGGCGCCGTCGTCGCCGGCGCCGCTGCCTTTGATCGCTTCATTTTGCGTCTTCAGGACTTTTGCAACGTCTGCCTGCTGTCCCTGTTTATCTTGAGCACCAGCTTGTTCTGCGGTGTCCGCTAGCGTTTCATGCTGGTCGCGCGCCGCAGTTAGGCGGCTGACCGTCTCCCCCATGTCCTTGATATGCGAAGCCGCATTGCTGCGTGCCTCGGTGGTGATCAACATGCCCTTGGCCGAACGCGCCACGCCATGCCCGTCAGTGCGTAGCTCCCAGCCCTCGCCACGCGCATCCTTGCGCCCCGCATTGTCTTCAATCCGGGTAATGCTGCCCAGGCTCAGCTGGCTGTGCTGGTGATCGCTCTTCAGCTGGGCTTGAATTTTTCCATTAGTGTCGTCCAGAATCAGGTGGTTGCTTCTGCCCCCAGCCTGGTTGCCACCGTTGGGCGTCAGTTCCCGGCTTCTGAAACCCATCAGGGACTGCTGGGTCGCCAGCTTCCATGGCGGCATATTGCGCTGGTTGTAGACACTGCCGGTGACGATGGGACGGTCGGGATTGCCATCGAGCCATTGGACGAGACATTCCGAACCCACGCGGGGGATCGACTTCGCGCCCAGTTGCCCGCCAGCCCATGCGCTGGCGACACGCACCCAGGCCGAGCTGCGTTCATCGTTGTTGCCCATGCGGTCCCAGTGGAACTGCACGCGTATCCTGCCGAATTCGTCGGTGTGAACGCTGCCCTGACCGGAAGGACCGACCACGGTGACAGTTTGCGGAGCTTGGATCTTGGTGTTGACACTGTGATAGTTGCGGCCCGGACGCCAGGGGATGGTCTTGCGCAGGCAGGTCAGTTCATTGCGGTATTCGGCCTTCTGGTCGGCCTGCTGCAAGTAGTTGTTGCTAGCGATGTGGTGCACCGAGATGATCAGGAATTCATTCTTACCGGCGTCTTCGTGGCTGGCGAACGGGCTGTTGGAAAAATGGCCGGTAAGGCGGTACCAACGTCCTGGCAGCACGTAGCGGTTATTGCCTGCGGCTTCAAAGTGCTTGCCTGCGGCTTCGATCTCTTCCATGCGCAGCCGTGACAGCTTGTCGGCATCCTGAGCACCTTTGACACCATAAGCGCCGGTATATTCGTAGGATTCAACATCCTGCACATTGCCCTGCTTGTTCAGGGTTGGCACGCCGGCATTGATCGGCACCGGGCTTTTGAAATTGAAACCGGAGAGTGAGACGGAACCGGGAACGATCTGGCGCACCGGAGAAAACTCGCCGATGCCGTCTTCTTCAAAGGCGCCGCCATGGCGCTGGAAGCGGATCTCTGCGCCACCGTCGATGGGCGCGGCCTGGGTGGAGTCATCGGTGATGATGAGTTTATGGCCCTTGTCGCTGTGCTCGTAGTAGTACAGCAGGCCGGCCGCTTCCAGGCGACGGTGGACGTAGTTATGGTCGCTCTCATCGAACTGGATCGCGTCCGTCATGACCGGATCGGTGCCGCTGACACGATAATCCCAATCGGGCAAGGTGCCGTAATCGGCGCAGATGCTGTCGATCTGTTCGCGCAGGGTCTTGCCGTGAAAGATGTAGTTGTCTTTGCGCAGGCGCAGGTACTGGGTCCAGGGTCCCAGCTTGGCTTGATAGAAGACGATATTGCCGTCGGTGCGGAGCAGGCGGAACTCGAAGCAGTAGCCGGTGAAGTAGCGCAGGCTGCCGTCGGCTCTCACCAGTTCTACACAGAACAGCTTGCCTTGCAGATCCTTCAGGGCCAGCTCGGCCTCATCGGACAATAGCTCCACGGTGTAGCCGAAATCGCGCGACAGGCTTTCGACGGCATCGAGCTTGTTGACCAGCAGCTGCGCTTGCGGACCGTCGTCGTGCGGGAAGGAGAGGCGGAGAACACGGTTGTTCTGCCGGCCCTGGATCAAGGCGGACAGGGATTGCAGCAAGCTACTCATGCGCGATACCTCGAAATTGAAGCGTTCCCAATAAACGGTTTGCCTGGATGTAGACAGGGCATTCTACTTGATAAGATCTTATTAAATCATAACTGCGAGCAACTTTGAGCGGTTCGATGGTTTTTTGCAAAAATTAACATTTTTCCGATTTATGGTGTGGCTTTGAGGTCTACTTGTCTTCTCTTTGCAGTGCGCTATACTGTATATCCATACAGTATAAAGATGTTGCTGTTGTCATAATAAGCCAAGGGAACATAACCTTGGCAAGTGGCATATGCAATTGGCCGTTATGTCTACCGTCCCGCCAGTTCTCCCTGACTATGCTGAGCTTCAGTGTCTCAGTCATTACACATTTTTAAGAGGAGCTTCGGCGCCGGAGCACTTAGTTCAGCGTGCTGCCCAGCTGGGATATGCTGGCCTGGCCGTGACGGATGAATGTACGCTTGCCGGCGTGGTGAAAGCACATGTGGAGGCCAAGCGGGTAGGGTTGCACTTGGTGGTCGGTAGCCAGATACTCATCACGCCGGAGGACGGCAGCCCGGCGTTCACGGTGATTTTTCTAGCGACGAATCGCAATGGCTACGGAAACCTTTCAGAACTGATCACCGTCGCCCGCATGCGGGCGGAGAAAGGCCATTATTTGCTCAGGCCGCGGGATCTCACCGAACCCTCTGACGACTTAGTTCACCTGAAGGGTTTGCCGGACTGCCAGTTGATTTTGGCTCCAAGTTATGGCGTCGGCAGCCAGGAGCTTCGGCGCCAAGTTGCCTGGTTGGCTCAGTGCGCACCAGGCCGCGCGCGTGTCGCTCTTGCGTTACATCTTCAATCGCAAGACGAACGGCACCGGGCGCGGGTTACTGCGGCGGCGGAAGAGTTCGCCTTGCCCGTCGTGGCGACCGGCGACGTTTGTATGCACAAGCGCTCATTTAAGCCCGTTCAAGACACCATGACGGCCATCCGGTTGGGTATTCCGCTCACCGAATGCGGTTACCACCTTCCTCCGAATGCTGAGCAGCACTTGCGCTCACGGCTTCGGCTGGGCAATCTATATTCGCGCGAAGCACTAGATGAATCTGTTCGCATCGCCAAGCTTTGCCAGTTTTCGCTTGATGAGCTGCGATATGAATATCCAGAGGAACTGATTCCCAAGGGGGAAACGCCGACAAGCTATCTGCGTAAGGAAGCCTACATTGGCGCGCAGGCACGATACCCGGCCGGTGTGCCCGCAAACGTTCAGAACCAACTGGAGTACGAGCTCGCGCTGATCGCGGAAATGCAATACGAAAGCTATTTCCTGACTGTCTTCGACATCGTTCGTTTCGCGCGTGCTCAGCAAATTCTCTGCCAAGGTCGGGGATCGGCCGCAAACAGCGCGGTCTGTTATTGCCTTGGTGTGACGGAGGTTGATCCGGCGCGCGGCACACTTTTGTTCGAACGCTTCATTTCCAAGGAACGTAACGAGCCGCCAGACATCGACATTGACTTCGAGCACCAGCGGCGCGAAGAGGTGATCCAGTACATCTATAAAAAATACGGTCGCATGCGCGCCGCCCTGACCGCGGTCGTCATTTCTTATAGGCCGCGCAGCGTGCTGCGGGACGTCGGTAAAGCACTTGGCGTTGACCCCATGGTTGTCGACAGAGTAGCAAAGGCTGGCCATGGCTGGGGTGGGAAGGCCGATCTGCGAGAGCGGCTGCTGGCGTGCGACTTTAATCCGGATTCCCACATATCGGAAATGTGGGGTGCATTGGCCGATAAGTTGATGCGCTTTCCGCGACATCTGTCCCAGCATCCCGGCGGATTCGTCATATCCCACACAAAGCTTTCTCGCTTGGTGCCAATCGAAAACGCGGCGATGCCTGAGCGCTCTATTGTGCAATGGGACAAGGACGACCTCGACGCCGTCGGCTTACTCAAAATCGATATTCTGGCGCTGGGTATGCTGAGCTGCATTCGCCGCGCCCTGGAGCTCGTTGCTGAGCAGCGCGGGGAAGCGTTTGAACTCCGTGACATTCCCGCGGAGGACCCGGCTACTTACGAGATGATCTCGCAAGCAGATACTGTGGGCGTTTTCCAGATCGAGAGTCGGGCGCAGATGTCGATGCTGCCGCGGCTGCAGCCGCGCTGTTTCTATGACCTCGTAATCGAGGTGGCAATCATACGGCCTGGCCCGATTCAAGGCGGCATGATCCATCCGTACCTACGGCGGCGCCAAGGTATTGATCCGGTGACCTACCCAAGCCCCCAAATGGAGGCAGTTCTCTCGCGCACGCTGGGAGTTCCAATTTTCCAAGAGCAAGTAATGCAGATTGCCATGGTGGCTGCTGGGTTTTCAGCTGGTGAGGCGGATCGACTTCGCCGCGCAATGGCCGCCTGGAAGCGAAAAGGAGGCTTGGAACAATTCGAGGACAAGCTCATGACCGGCATGGCCGACCGAGGGTATTCGACCGAGTTTGCAACCTCGATCGTTGGACAAATTCGGGGGTTCTCAGAATATGGGTTTCCGGAGTCGCACGCGGCAAGTTTCGCGCTGCTCGCCTATGCAAGCAGCTGGCTCAAATGCCATGAGCCGGCGGCCTTTCTCACGGCACTATTGAATTCTCAGCCCATGGGGTTCTATTCGCCATCATCCCTGGTGCAAGACGCGGTCAGGCATGGGGTAGTGGTTCGCCCGGTCGACGTCTGCAATAGCACCTGGGACGCAAAGCTGGAGCCAATCGCGGGTAGCGGAGCCGCGGTCAGGCTCGGATTAAACAACATTCGGGGTCTGGAGCGCGACGCTGGCTGGCGCATCGAGGAGGCGAGGGCAGTACGGTATTTTAGCGATATTGGTGATTTATCTAGGCGTGCTCGGTTGAATGCCGGTCACTTACAAGCGTTGGCCGGCGCTAACGCGCTAGAGCCCTTGGTGGGGAATCGACGGCAGGCGGTCTGGCAAGCTGTGGCCGGCGTGCCTGACAAAGGCTTGCTGCGGGCGGCGCCGATTCTGGAAGAGCCGCTGCTGCTGGAGGCACCGTCTGAGGCTGAAACGATCGTGTCGGACTATCACCACCTGGGGCTGACGCTCGGACGACATCCACTATGCTTGCTGCGCACTCGGTTGGCAAAGATGCGCTTCTTGCCGGCAGTGATATTGAATCAATTCGAGGATGGCCGACTAGCCCGCGGATGCGGTATTGTAACGGTACGGCAACGCCCGGAGACGGCGAAAGGGGTGATTTTCGTCACGCTGGAGGATGAAACAGGAAACGTCAACGTCATCGTCTGGCCGAATCTGGTCGAGAAGCAGCGCAAGGAATTGTTGAACGCGTCCCTGTTGGGCGTATACGGTAAATGGCAGTGCCATAGCAATGTGCGGCACCTGGTGGCGATGCGGCTGGTCGATTTGTCGCATCTACTGGGCGAGCTGGAAACCCACAGCCGGGACTTTTCCTAGTCCGACTGTGACCTGCAGCGGGAGGTGGCCTATGTGTGTAAATTACGAAACAGTATCGAGAGAAATTCTATACGACACTTTCGATGTCCAGATGGACCCCGACGTGGAGTGGCGTGGCGAGCTGTACAAGGACTACCTGGGACCGATAATTGTCCACAATGCTGACGGAGCGCGCCAGGGACTGCTTGCGAACTACGGCATGCTACCTAAGCAGCACATGCGGCCGGGCGAGGCGTTTAGCACTATGAATGCCAGAGCCGAAACGATCGGCCAGCTGCGAAGCTATAAACCATACTGGACCGCCGGCAATCTCTGCCTGGTGCCTATGCACGCATTTTATGAGCCGAATTGGGAGGGTGAGGAGCACGTCCGTTGGAAGATCGGAATGGCTGACGAATCACCATTTGCGGTGGCAGGTATCTATCGCCAATGGCAGGAGCACGATGGCGGGACCTCCTGGGCATTTACGCAAATAACGATCAATGCCGACGAGCATCCGCTGATGAAACGATTTCACAAAAAGAATGACGAGAAGCGGTCATTGGTGATCCTATGTCCAAGCGAGTATGACGACTGGCTTTCATGCCGGGATCCAGAGAGAGCCCGTGCATATCTCCAGCAGTTTCCGGCTGAGTTGATGAATGCAGTTCCCGCACCGAAGGAAAGAAAACAAAAAAGAGAAGCCCTACCGGACAACCTGGATCTATTTTGATTCCTCCGTCTCGCGTAACTGATAGGTATGCACTTAACTAGGGCATCGCTGCTGAACTTCGATACTGATTGCAAGAGGATATTGAGTGGCTATAAACCGAGTTTGTTCTTCCTGCTTCGATGATAAAGACTTGCGTTCTTGGGTGCGCGAGGCCAACGGACGTAGGGGATGTGATGCGTGTGGAAAATTTGATTCGCCGACCTGCAAGTTATCCGAAATTTGCGAGCGTATTGAGTCTTGTTTGAAAAATTACTGGGGATTTGCAGTCGAACAACTGCCGTATGAATCCGCTGAAGGAGGGTATCAAGGTACCACATGGAACACGGGCGAACTTTTAAGCGACGAAGTAGGGCTGTTCCTTCCCCGTGACAATCGCAATCGTCTTTTTTACGCAATTATAGGTGGACTCACTGACGAGGCATGGTGCGACTACGATTGGCTAACCTTAGATCATGATGTCGCGCTTGGAGCCAGTTGGGAAAGCTTCTGCGAGACTGTTAAGCATAAGCGGAGATTTTTCTTTCATTCTGAAGGTGCAGATGATCGTGACTCCTATACTGCACTGTCTCTCCTGGCAGCGATTGCGATAACGAGTGAGCGAATTGGACTAATTCGCGATTTATCTATAAACACCAAGCTATGGCGGGCTCGTCCTGATCTCGCCAAAGGGAAAAGGGTTTGCGCAGCTAGTTTTGGTCCGCCGCCCGAGGAGTTCGCTCTGCAAAGCAATCGAATGAATCCTCCCGGTATTCCAATGCTCTATCTTGCATCTTCCGCCAAGACGGCGCTTAAGGAGACGCGGGCACGCGAAGCCCGAGTCGGCCAGTGGGTGGCCGCAAGGCCGCTGCGGGTGCTTGACTTGCGTGATCTACCAGACGTGCCAGGAATTTTTTCAGATACCGCTAGGAACGAGCGGCTTGAGTTGATTTTCCTCCATCGGTTTGCCAGAGACGTTATGACTCCGGTCGAACGCGATCAACGAGTTCATGTCGACTACCTGCCGTCTCAAGTAGTGACAGAGTTTTTCCGTGACTTTGATTTTGAAAATGGAAGACTTGACGGTGTCGCCTACGGAAGTACCGTTCACCCTACTGGATGGAATGTAGCGCTTTTCGCCAATCTGGTCGATCTGGGCCTCGAGATACGAAAATGGGGAGCCCGGTCCGCGCCTTGGCTCCACTATATGCATTCAGTTCGGACTAGGCTATAAACTTCATTGTTCTACAATGTCCAATACACATAGTGCAACAGGGTTGAACCAACGAGGTAAGGGGAAAATGTAATGGCTTGGGGAATGAAGGAGCAAATTGACCATTTGGAGAAGTTACTTGTCCCTGGCGTGGTTGGGATGTATCGAAGTTTTGAGGTGACCGAGATTGTCGGCTACCAGGCCGGCACTCCAGCTAGAAATTTCCTAAGTTTGTTAGTCGCTGAGCCAGGTGAACCATCTGCGACATCGCAAACTGCACCGTCCTTTATCAATTCGGCGCCCATTAAACTACGTGGGACCGCTTGGCAGTTTGGCGTCGTGAGATACCGCGTAGCGCCAGAGCAGGTGCTGGAAGCCCTTCGTCGCTTCGGGACGAGCGGAACTTGGAAACCTGGCGCCGCCACCTTGGAAGTAGGAAATCTCATCGCGGTGCCGCCGCAGTTCGTACCTGCGGACTCGTATCGGCCACATCCTTGGAACGGTGTACTGAAAAATAACTACTGGGATGGTTCGCATGTCCTCGAGATGTTCGATATTACAAAGAACGATGTACGTTTTCTATTGGATAAGCCGAAGTTGCTCGCCGAACTCGCAGCGCTCATTCGTCCGTGCGTTCCGATAGGAATTGACGGGTTGTCGGACAGGTTGGGAAATGTCTTAATCCAGCTACCAGTCACTGTAGTCGTGACAAAAGTAGGTGGCCAGCAAGAAAGTGACTTTCCGCTTGAGCCGACCTGGCATCCAAACGCCGAACCGCGCCCGTTGCGAATATCTTGGGAGATGTACGAGGACGGCACGATGGAAGACTTCGCATCGACCGCTGTTGACGGTGGGCCTGCCAAGTTTCCATTTTACTCGCAGCGTATGGGCGCGCGGTATGTTGTATGGGACGACTGTAATAAGGTGATTCTCGGCGCCTCAGCGCAGACAGCTTTCTTTGGCGGTCGCGGGATGGTAAGCGTGACGATTTCGGGGATGAATTCTGAAACGCGTGATTTTAAGGTGCCTGGGGTCGATGGCAAGCTCGAGCCGATCAGCAAGATCCTTCACGAGTCGAATCCGCGTGGGGTCGTAACTGACATGCCGACCGGCAATCCACGTGAACCTTGGCGTTCTCGAAGAGTGTTCAGAGAAAGCCTTCACGCGCTCCAGCAGCGCAAGGAATTCGTTCAGTATGGAAGGCCGTCAAATGCAGGCCCCGTTGAAGCCTTTGCCGATATTCGCTGGCTACTTGAACAACACGGAATGAATGGTGCCTGGATTTGGGACCCTTTTCTCAATGCTAAGGATGTACTAAATACGCTCTTCTTTTGTCCACATCCAGGCGCAGATCTGAGGGCACTGTCATCAGGGAAAAAAGTGTCAAGCTGCAGGAAAGGTGTAGCTACTGAAGGGAAAGTTGGTCGTCCCTGGAAGGTAGAACAACAGGAGCTCATGGAAGAAGCACAGGGCAATTGCGCAGGCTTGAATCTGGAGTTCCGCAGCCGCGGAGGAAGGGCCGGGTGGTCTTTCCATGACCGTTTCCTTATATTTCCGGGAGCAGCTGGTGGCGCCAGCGCATGGTCCCTTGGAGCCTCCGTCAACAGCTTGGGCAAGAAGCATCATATCCTGCAAAAGGTCTCTGACGGCGAGCTAATTCGGCAATCGTTTCTGGAACTTTGGAACACACTTGCAGCCCCTGACTATCTTGTATGGAAGAAACCATGACGTTGAAAGCCAAAGAGCTAGCCAGGGCCACGTTCCGAATGGCCAACGGAGTCGGTCCCGCCGAGCAGCCCAAGTCCCTCCAGCAATTCGTTAGCCAAGTGCGCAGTACGGACGGGCCGTTAAGTACTCTGGATACTCAATCGCTAGCGCAATCAGTTTATGCAGAATTCCAATTTCTTGGACCACTAGTTCGAGACGGGATCATGCCAGACTCCGCGTCGATGGCTCGCTGGGAAGCCGCCGTGCGCTGGATTTTGACCGGCTTGCGCAATTGGAATTCGAACAAGACTAACGCGCTCATCGAGCTTCAGGCTTTGCTGACATCGGTACAAGCCCTAGATGCCGACTCTGCGGGGCTTGAAAATATAGCTGCCCTGTTAGATGGCGACGAGATGGAGGATGCTTTGCTGGGACTCGTTGAGAATGCGAATGTCGGCCCATTTGGGGGAGTTGATCGGCGCTTTCCTAATTTGGCTCAGGATCTAAAAGTGGCAACGCAGCAAGGTGAATATAGAGGGCTGGGTTACATTCTTCCACAAGTGATGCCAGAATTTCGTTCCGACCTGTCGGCGGCTGTCATCCTCTTGTGGAAATTGGTGCCAGGTAAGCTGGCGATAGCAGTGTCCAAGAAAGACGAGGTTCTTTTTTCAATGTTCGTGTGCCGAAGCTTAAGGGAGAACGCCGCCCATTTCGCGCTCGACGTCCCACTCGGGTCTTTCAAGTTCGTCAGTATTTCAGACATTCCATGCGGTCCAAAGATCGACCGTACGACACAGGTCTGGGGCGATCTGTTACGGCAAATACTCGTACAAGTTGCTGAAACCTCGGATTGGGTTGGATGGATGCTGGCTTTGTACAGATCGCCTCACAGCGAGTCGAACGCGGGGAGTGCGTTGGCCGACGCACTTGTAGATTTAGAGGAAGGGCATTGGTTTGCGTTCGTACAGGCCCTGTCTTTGGGGCATTCCCATGCGGCGGCGGGGCCGGTGGCGCAGATTATGGCTCGATTTGCCAGTCGTGTTGAAGCATCCAAGGCCAAAATAATGTGGTCTATTGCCTTCGCACGTTGGGACGAATGGAACTATGCTAAGGGCGAGCAGCAGACATATTTGTTCGCGCCCGCGAGTTGCGCACTAGATTACCCTGTATCGATGTACTACTCGCAATTGTCGGGCCCGGAACTTGACAAGGAGGACGCGAGGCTCACGAAAATCGTGGAGCAGATAGAGCAACAGTGGTTCGAGTCGGCTTCAGACCTCACCACTGAGCGGAACAGGCTATTGTCCCGCCTGCGGCTGGTGCGGCATGCGATGGAGCTAAGGGTATCTGATGCAAATCTGCTTCCTCCTGCTATCCAGCCAGACGCCGCCCCATATGCCCGCCTTCGCTATCTTTACTATGATATTCATCATCGTGAGTCACCTAGTGCGTAGTTGACTGCAATAGCCGATGAGCAATTAAGCTTGGGGGAGGAATCGGGGGAAGAATTAGGGGATTTCAGGGGGATGATTAGAATCTAGTCATAGACAAATTCAGCCCACAATTCCCCGTGATACCCCCGTCTACTTGGTTCGAGTCCAATCGTGAGAGTGAGCTTACTCAGGAAAATACATGAAAAAAAATATCGGAATACTACTTTCAAAATTGGTGTTGCTCTGCACTGTTCTCGCTTCATGCACGTCTTCTCAAGTACTAACCTCTCAAGCTCCTCCGTATCCTGAGGAGGCGTTACGCTATGGGTTAGAAGGTGATGTAGTTGTCGAGTACTATCTTAACAACGAAGGGCGTGCAGAAAATGTTAGGGTTACGAAAAGTAGCGGGTGGAAAATATTAGACGACGCGACTGTGGCATCAACAAGAAATTTGCACTTTCCAGTTGGTTCAGGAAATGACGCTCCGGCAAAGACACATAAGATCAAAACTTCTTGGAAATTGAATAACGTTCAAGCTTCGTCTCCTTCATATATCATTACTGGCAGCTGCGCTAAATCCGAGCGATTTATCGACTTTAGAAATTCGAAGGAAGGAGACGGATTGCTGGTCCGCTTTCTAACAGGTGTTGATGGCCGGCCTTTTGGAATTAAAATTGAGGACAGCGCGGTTGATCAAGTCACGATCGATTCCGCAGTGGCATTTATTCAAAACTGCAGTTTCACACCGAGCATAAATTTGCATGATGGGCACGTTGTCGTCGGAAGTGGCTTTGCACGACTCATTTCTAGGACATAGCCTGTCCGGTAGCCGTGAGGTTAGATGGAAGACCATTTCGCCATCTGAAGAAAGCCCACATTGAGATCCTTGGGATTTATCGAACCGTGAATTCGAATCCGGGGGATGTATTCGAATTCAAGCCCCGGTGGCAAGGATTTGGTGGCACCAGGGTAGTGAAACACTGGTTATTTTCTTTGTGGTATGTTTTGTGGTATTTAATTTTAACTGATTGTTTCTAATAGATATGTTGATTCCACCCTCTCCGCCAGATATTAGTTTCAAATAGATCTAAGAAGTCCCAGAACCCGCATATCTCACTATGAGAATGCGGGTTTTTCGTTTCATGACGTCTCAGTTGGTTCATTGACATCCCAAAAAATCGGGG